GTCTTTCTATCTCTAGAAAATCTTCAGAGTATCGGCTGGCAGTCTTAACACGCATATAAATATTTCACTTAATAAGAGTATTTAATGCTAGAATTCGCCGACAAGATTTTTTCAATTGATCCAATTGTTAACCAAACTAATAGTCTATGGTTTGAAAAACGATTAGAACTTAACAAACCCACAGGAAGTTTTTTTGGAGATCCTTGGGAAACATTTGACGATTTTAAAAATACTCCAATAGGAAATCTATTAGACAGCATAGGTCCAATTGGTGAAGCAAGACTACTAAAATTAACTTCTGCCGAAACTTATACAGCACACGCCGACCCAGACGATAGATATCATCTTGCCATAGTAACTAATCCCCACAGTTACATTGTTGATCTATCTAATCAAAATATGTACCATTTGCCCGTTGACGGAAAACTGTGGTATATGGATACTTCAAAAATTCACGTAGCAGCAAACTTTGGCGGGCGAGATCGAATACATCTCAATATTCGATTATTGTTGCCCAAGTTCGACGAGAATAAATCCAATGTTAGGATAAGAATAGAAGGCGGAGACTTTGATTGGAAGCAAGAAAGTTATATAGAGATAATGCCTGCTGTGAATAAACTAATCAAAGCCGGAAAAATTTTAGGCTTTGATAGGCTGAATGATCGAGAACTACTTTTAAATCTTGTAGACAAATCTATATTGGATCCTATAATTCAAAAACTTCAAACCAAAGGGTTTAATATCATTGTTTCTTAACGGTGTGAGTATATAGGGTATCGTATAAAGTAGTTGAGCAGGCCTTGATACACGACAGAGGTTTGTTTTCGCCGGCCCAGCTGGCGTGTAGATCTTTCCACAGATCTTCCTGTTCCAAAATTTCTAAAGCATTCATCCTATTAAGATTAGGTATGCCTACTTCACCAAGAAAATTCTTAGCTTCATCTCTCATGGTATTTCGTATGAAAGAAAATGCAGACTCGTCCTCTAACACAAACTGATCAACGTAATCAAATCCTATCCAACAACACGGTAAAAAATTTCCTAGGCAGTCAACATATATCTGTTTTAGTTTGGTACATTCTGGTTCTATCCCAATGGATGCTTTTATCTTTTTTAACGCACTGTGAGATTTAAGATTGTCTAAATTGATTTTAAATTCTTGTCGCCATTTATCAGTTTTTGCTGGTTTTATGTAATATTCAATGTTACCGGCTTTATCTTCAACTGGTAATTTTTCTTCTCCGTAAAACCTTTTGGTACTTTTAAAATTAACATCTTCAAATCCGATGCTTGTTAAAAAATCTCGTAACTGGTCGACCTGTTCTTCATTATGCTCAAATACAAGACTATCTGCTCTAGCATTGCCCCCAGCGGAAATAAACGCCTTGGCATTTTCTATAATCTTGTCGAAGTTGGTACCTCGTCTGTAGATCTCGTGCTGTCCTTTAAATCCATCAATACCAAACACTACCATGGAATTTTGTCCCATGACTGTTGCTAGACGTTTCCACCAGTCCGTGGATCTAGCACTGCCGTTGGTATGAATAGCTAACCGAGCTTTGGAATTCACTGAACGAATGTATTCAAAAATCTCTAAACAGTCTTGGGCTATGATCGGATCTCCGTAATTTCCGCAGGCATAGATATTATCTAATTTTTTTAAGAACTCTTCTGGGAACCAACTTTTAAATTTAACCAAGGTAATCTCAGCTAACTGAAGATATGATCTTTCTGCACCGCCGTTGTGATTTCTAGCACACATTGGACAGGCCGCTTGACATTTGTTAGTTAATTCGAGATGTAGTGATTTTACGTTGTATGGATACATTAGTAATCTTTTATAATTGGATTCCAGTCGTTGAATGCAAAGTTATTGTTATTCTTGTAAATGATGTTTTGAAAACACCGAGGATCTTCACCACCGACTACTTGAACTAACCCGTCGACAGTTTTCCACTCATCACTAAATCCTAGCCATATTTTTTTCCACTGCTGCCACCACCGTTGCTCACCGGCATAATCTCTTTCTCTAGACTGCATCGATATAAACAATAAATCTCTTTGTATGGAAGATCTACTGATCATAGCAGGCAAGATTAGATCGTGCATGGCCTTCATTCTATTCCGTAACTTAGTAGTCCTGTATTCAGGAAACAAATAAAATCTATTGAATGCTCTTGCTACTTGGGAATGATATCTGCCGTTGTTGTAAATGCCGCAGAAGCAAACAGGCAGGTTAGTTTCTTTGTCATATGTTATAGAAAAAATATCGTGATCTTCAACTACACAATTTTTGTCTATGTAATTTTCTCGTAACCAATTGTCTTCTTCTAGACAAAGGCCCCTTACTCTTTCCCACTCCGAGTTTGTTTTGTCAAAAACAACACATCGGTAATCTTGATCTTGGAACTCTTCGTAGATCATTTAGCAAACACGTATTTTACAGCATACCCTACTAGGTCGTATTTGCCAAGTACAATACGTCTAACATCGTGATGATGCGAGTTTTGATAGCTTTCACCAAATGTAAAGATATTTAAGATATGACTGTTCTTGCTCCGATCATTTAAAACGTAATCAGTAGTTCCTACCAAGTGACCTAGTACACCGGTTACCTGTAGACTAAAAAATGTTGCAGCACTAGGAACGGCCCACGCCCACAAAACTAACACGGGATTGATTAAAAATAAAATTGTAACAAAGGCAAAAAGAATTTTAAAATAATGATCGTGCAACCATTTGTGTTTTTTATCTCGAATTAGATCTTTGACAATCATTGGAGATATTGGCAAAGCCCAGGGGCCAAATATCCAAGCCTTGATCCAATTGTTATGAGGATAATATGGATCTTTACCTTCCACATCACTGTTTGCGTGATGCATTCTATGTTGCCCGATCCAACTAATTGAACTGCCAATTCCTGCAACTGTTCCGCTGATTAACAAGAACCATTTCCAAAAGAAGCTAGTTTCATATGATCGATGTGCGAACAATCGATGGAATCCGGCAGAAACTCCAAAACTAAAACATGTCCAGAGTACTAATGCCAATGCTAATCCCCACCACGAGAAGAAAAAAGAAAAGGCAACTAATGTTAAAACATTAGAAAGTAATAAAGTTAGTTTTATTTTGGTATGTAAATTCATATGCAAATCCTCAGCGTTCTTTATTTAATAAATATTCAGCTACTAACAACCTAAGGTGGTTTTATGAAGTTAACCCATAATCAATCAGTAAGAACTCTACAAATTATAAATCACACCGTGGGACTATGTGGGATACTTTTTGTCCTTTATACCGGACAATATCAGTATCTACTTATATCTTTGCTTACCTATTGGGTAACCGGAGTATTGGGCATCAACATTGGTATGCACCGATTACTCAGTCATAGAAGTTTTAAAACATATTTGCCGATTGAAAAATTTCTAAGTGTTATTGCAGTGTTAACTACTGTAGGTTCACCCTTAGCTTGGGTAGCAATACATCGTCAACATCATAGAAAAACAGAAACTCCAGACGATCCGCACAGCCCATATCAACTTGGTAATTTTAGAGCTTGGTTTGGCATTTGGAATTACATCAAATTAGATTTAAAACTAGTCTCAGATTTAAGAAAAGACGAGTTTCAAAAGTTTTTGCATAAAAAATATTTTTATATAATTGGAGGTTATATACTTCTTCTAGCCTTCATTGATCCGTTATTAATTATTTTTGTTTATATGATCCCAGCGTGTCTTTGTTTGCACAGCACCAGCGCAATCATAGTAATTGCTCATAGACACGGTTATAAAACTCATGCAATAAAGAACGACGAATCTAGAAATAGTTGGATTGCAAGTTTAATCACATTGGGCGAGGGCTGGCATAACAACCATCACGCAAAACCCTATGCTTGGCAACAAGGTGAAAAATGGTGGGAATTAGACCCACCATCTTGGATTATTAGATTAATTAGATTAACCTAAAATCTGCCAACTAGTACCGTTCCACCCTCTCCATTGTTTTGTAGTTGAATCATAGATGATCCACCCTTCTTCCGGAGTAGCTGGGAAGCTGCCTGTAGCATAAGATCCTGGCTTAATAATTGGAGCAGTAAGAACACCGTTGCTAGCAAACTCCATCTGCTTGTTTACAGCAAAAATGTCGTTGGTGCCGTCGGCTACACTAATAACAAATTTTCCCGGGATACTTGGATTAGCAGAATTGGGAACTCCGTTAACTACTGCAAACATTGCTGCACCGGGTACGTGATCAGTGCCGTTGTGCCCTAAGAATAATAAACCACTGAAGTTGTCACCGTTGTTTAGTGTAGTTGGTATCAGCGTGGTTCCTCTAGAACCATAAAAACTCATTAACGATGATGTAAGTGTTCCGTTGGTAATACCGGTGGCACTAATACCTGCCTGTGACACCCCGAGGTTAGTAAACACATCAATTGATGCACCGTTGAATCGAATAACGTTGTCTACATTTGAATTAGTGACAGACGTACCGTCGATGCCAATGAATCCGCCTAATGTAATACTAGCTGCACTTAATGTTTTTGTAGTGGCGTTAAACATCACGGTAGAATCAACAGCTTGGACATTGCCTCTTTGAACACCAATATGTGTTCCAAGAATGGTATTAGTAGACGTGTTAACTAATGTTGTACTATCGTCTCCAATAATGTTAACATTGATATTTTGTCCAACGGAAAATGCACCCAACGGTTCTCCGTTGATAGTAGACCCAGCTGGTAGATTAACTGTAGTACCAGTTGCGGTGATTGTTGCTGATCCTAATTTAATACTAGAACCACTGAGATACAAGTCTCTGAATCTAAACGAGGAACTCCCGAGATCGTAAGCAACATCTGTATTTGGGATAACGTGTCCTTTTACAGTTCCACTTAAATTAATAGCGCCAGTTGCAGCGTTAATTAGCACAGTACTGTCGCTGGCCAAAATATCAGCGGTAACTGATGTAGCACCAATAGCACCTACATAATTAGATAAATTAATCGCAGCGTTTATTCTGTTTGCGGTATCTTGTGTAGATCCATAAGTAAATGTAATATTGCCGTTAGTTGCGTTGCCTGCTACTAATGCTCCGCCTGCTGCATCAACTGCATCTTCGTTGGTGTATCCGGTAATCTGTACACCACCTAATGTAGAACCGTTACCGACATATAAACGTTCTGTATCTGTTACAAACAACAATTCCCCGCCGGCAAGGGGTTGGGCCATTAAGCCTCTTTCTGCATTGGTGCCTCTGCGAATCTGTAAGGGCATATTATAACTCCTGGAAATATCCTGTTCAATATATTTATGCCGCAGTTACCATAACAAGAGTCAAAAAAATAGGGCTCCGAAGAGCCCTATTTTATGCGTATTTTACTACATTGTAGGACCGTTTCCGTTCCTAAATCCTACACTACCACCTTCTGCTTCTATACGCTTGATCACGTCCTCAAACAAAATAGGCGCAAAGTCCGGAGTTTGCTCTACACAAACGCAGTGATATCTTGGATCGATCTCATCGCTGTATAATGTAGCACCTGTTTTAGCATCTACTCCACGAGCTTTTAACACACGATTTGTATGTAAGTGTCCGTGAATGTTAACACCAAAACGCCCTAAACTTGCTTCGTGTAAAGGAATATGACTTAAAATCATCCCGTTCATAACGTGGTAAGCACGTAACTCACGAAAGTATTCACGATATTCCTCGTCACGGAAGATGTCGTGGTTACCGCGGATCAACACTTTATCGCCGTTTAAGCGAGCTAAAGTTTTTAAACTCTTGCGGTTAATAACAACATCGCCCAAGTGGTAAACCTTGTCCGTGGGCTTGACACGCTCGTTCCAAGCCTTGATCATGGCTTCATCCATTTCGTCTGGATCGGTCCACGGACGTATCTTTGTTACTCCGTCTGCTGTTGTAAAACGGCAAACACCGGTGTGACCAAAGTGCGTGTCGCTTACTAAAAATACACTAGGCATAATAGCCTCCTTTCTTTAATGAACGGAGGCTTCGGCAACGACCTCACATTCGACCACCCAATTTTCAAATTGAGTAAATTTGTTTACTTCTACACCAAGACCCACTGCTTCATTTACAAAGTGCTGTAACAGCGTATTGTACAAGTGATCAGGCATGGTTTCTTTATCAAACTTAATTTTCATCAGTATGTTTCTTTCACAATATCAAACTCTTCAGCGGGCCATTTGGCCTTGAACTCGTCCGTCTTGACATATTCATTGTATGCTTTGGCATCAAAAAACATCTTGTGGAACACAGTTTTAAATTCACCTTTTGGGTTTATTGTTAGATAAACCGATTTTGCTTTACCAGCCATTTGATACCTTTCATCGTTCTAATGTTTTTCGAAAAAGTAATTCTTGTTTGCTAAACGCTTCAACTTCCCACGGCAGCTCTAGGTACCTGTGATTTTTTCGATAGCGTTTACCTTTCCAATAATTTACCCCATCTACCTGCTTTAATGTTCCCTTGGCTAATTGCTTAACGTGGACCATTTCGTGAGCAAGTGTGATACCCATGTCTTTCAAATTCTTAGGCTTGATCAATACCACATAGCTGTCAATAGCATCTAACGGAACTGTTGAACCTTCTTGTCCTTCTAGTTCACCGTGGCATACTCTAATCAACAATGTTTTACGACTACGCTCTAGTTTAAGCTCTTTAAGCATTCTAGGAACAATAATTTTAAACAACGCCTTAGTACGGCTACTGCGAGTTTCGATTAGATATTCCATTGCTTACTTTCTTAGTATGTGTATATTATAACACAGAAAAGCCAAACTGTCAAGTGGCTAAAAAGCCACACTTTACCAGCGATCCACCCCCGACACTTCAACAGTTACCTTGGCAGGGTAATCTGCTATTTCAGTTTCGTAGGTCAATGTGAGAATGCTTCCAATGCCAGACGCATTTTTGCGTTCTAGGGTAAAGTATTCAGTGCCTACAGATTGACAAATCTTTTTGATTTCTTCTAACTCAAACATGCTCAAATTCATCATACGTCACCTTCTCTTTCTCTACGAGCTCTACGCTCGGCAGCTAGGGTAAAAACCTTTTCGTTGTCGTTGGTCCATTCTATAGCTTTAGTAGGGACTATAATACCCGATGGGAGAGTCACACCATTAATAGTGTGCGGCTCGTTTTCGTCGTAGGTCCAACCCAGGGCCTTCATCATACGATGCTTGACTAGCAGGTTGGGGCTACGGAAAACTTCAGTATCACGGAAGCCTAGCATAACACCAACTTCGCACACTGCACCGCTGCGACAAACTCCAGCGTGGCAATGAACAACAACGTTCATACGATTTTCAAATGCGTGTTGTAGCAATTGAACAAGTTCGTTGGCTTGTTCTTGACTGCAACGCATCTCTTCTTCTAGGGCAAAATCCTTTTCCTCTATGTCCAAAAATTTAAATTGATGCACTTCTTTAAAAGTGTGCAGAGGTGTTGGAAAGTCGCAGTCCGGATCGCAGATTTGGATCAGCATGGAATTTGGTCCTGCGTCGATATGAAATCCTTTGCGGATATCACTGAGTGCTACGTTTTGAATCCAAGGCATGACTTCTCCTTTACAGTCTATATGAAATACGACCTTTGCTGAGATCGTACGGGCTAACTTCTACTTTGACACGATCGCCTAGAATAATACGAATCTTGTGTTGTTTGAGCTTGCCACTGGTGTAGCAGAGTATTATGGTTTCCATATTATCCATTTTTACTCTAAACATATTACCGGGCAGAACTTCGTCTACAACTCCAGTCAATTCGATGATATCTTCTTTAGCCATTTTTGCTTATTATGTTGTACATCTTATTATTATACACTCTTTTGATTACTCTGTCAAGTGGTCCGGCCAGCAGGAATCGAACCCACATTCGCGAGGTAGAAGCTCGCTGTATTATCCATTATACTATGGCCAGACTAGA